TCATGCATTTGACACAAGTTTTGACACACTTTGTTCTTGATTCGTGGTGGCGGAAGGTTTATAGCGCTTCTTTTTTGCTTTTGGCTTTTCTGGTGATTTATAGTCTTTGAATATTTGCTCTAGCTTGGCCCCGACTTTTTGCGCTGCGTCTTTCAGTTCGTCTTCGGATGCATGGGCATACCTTCGAATATGTGTTTTAACATCGTCATGGCCGGCCTGGGTCATGCTGACCTTAAGAGTGATGCCCAGAGAATGCATCCAGGATATGAAGTTATGGCGCAGGTCCTGGAAGCGGGCGTCCAGCATTGAGGTATAGGTGAATGCGGGATCCTTTTTCTTTTTTGCTTCAAACTCTAGGTCAACCTTTTCGCGCCAGTCGCGGAATTGGCGGCTGAAGTTGGTAAGGCTGATATGCGTATCGGCGAGAGAATGAAAGACGATGTTCGATTTGGTTTTTGGGATGGAATTAATCTTGGCCATGATGAACGGATCCACGAAGACTTCCCGGTATCCGGCTGGTGTTTTGGGTTGGTGTTTGATTTCTTGTTTGCTACCGTTGCGGATCAGGTTTTTGGTGATGACTACGCGGTCAGTTTTGATGTCGCTCCACTCCAGGGCAAGGATTTCGCTTTTGCGCAGTCCGGCTCCGAGTTCTAGCCATAGTGCTTTACCGTACTGGCTGCGCTCTGCGAACTGCATCAACGTGATTAACTGCTCATCGGTATAAAGGCGGGGGATTCTGCTTTCCAGTTTGGGCAGTTTCACTTTGAAAATCTTCCGGAGGATGTCCCGATCGAGGGCGATCTCAAGAATCTGTTTCGCGATTTGCCAGATTTCAATGATCGTGCTGGCGGCCAGGTTCTTTTCGATCAGGCCGGTGATGATTGTTTGCGATTTTTCATTAACCTCGGCAGGCGTGTCTTCATAGTAGTCAGCCAAGTGGTTTTCGCACAGAGAATAATATTTGTCATAGGTAGTAGGGCTGCGCTTCTTGCCGGTGACGAAACTCTTGAAGGTTTGCAGCCAAAGTTTCTGCAGGTCGCCAAAGGTTGTTTCATCCGGACGCAGCGCCTGTCCCTGGATGCGCTTTACAACCATGCTGTCTAGCCAGGCGTTGCCGTCTTTTTCTGCGCTAGGCCCGGTGAAATATTCGGTAATGGGGATTGGCTTGCCATGAGCATCACGTTCACCACTGGGAAAACGGCACATGACACGACCGTCGCTTTTACGGACGGTTAATGATCCTGTATTGTTTGGCCGGCGACCGGCTTTCTTTTTGCGGGGCATGGGGTGCCTCCTTGGTTATATCTATCTTTGTTTTAGTTGATCGACAAAGTATTTTCCAAAAAAAAGACTGATAAAAATGATCATGATGCCAATTTTGGTGGTAATATTCGCAATACTAAAATATCCAACAGTAACAAGATAAAACCCAGTCATTAATAAAATGAGGTTAAGGCTAAAAAATAACCAATCGTTTGTATTAATGTTTTTCATGATTAGTACCGCCTTATTGTTTAAATTGCCGCAGTGCTTTCAAGGAGCCTTCGGCGGCAGGACGGTAAGGATTGTTTGATGGCGCGAACTTGAAAAACTTTTCGTACTGTTCGATGGCTTCATTGACCTTGCCCTGCTGTGCAAATATCCAGCCGCGTCCGAAGTATGGTTCAGGGAGAGATTGGTCCAACGACGTGGCCTTTGCAAAGTCAGGCAACGCCTCTTCGTATTTGCGCATGTTCATATAAATAACTGCACGATTATTATAGTAAACCGCTTGCGGCGCTAGCTTAATAGCCATGCTAGAATCAGAAATTGCGCCGGCAAAGTCGTTTAATCTCATTTTTGTCATGCCGCGAACCAGGTATGCATGCGCATATGACGGTTCAAGTTGTATTGCTTTGTCGCAGTCGTGATAAGCTTCAGAGTATCGTTGAAAGTCAAACTGTATTGCGCAGCGCAGCCCCCAGGAAGCTGCGGTTTTTGGCTCAACCTGCACTGCAATATCCAGGACTCTCAGGGCGGTGTCAAAGTCATTTTGTGCAGCCAAGACTAATATCTTGGTCATATAGGCATTGACGTCTTTTGGGTCTTCCAGTATAACCTTATTGGCATCAGCCAGAGCTTCTTCATATTTTCCCATTGCACGATAAGCTGCCGCTCGATTTCCCAGCGCTTGAAGATCGTTAGGGTGAATGCTAAGGACTTTGTTAAAAGCGGCCAAGCCCTTTGCCGGATCGCCTAGCAGCGTGTAGAGAAATCCGCGCCAGAAATATCCTTCAGAATAATCCGGACTTGCCGCAACTGCTGCGTTGCAAAATTGCAGGGCTTTATTCAGAGCGGTTGGATCGTTTTGAAAGATACCGATATCTTTTTGCTTCTTGCATTGTTCGACCAAGCTGTCGGCGGTGGATGGATTTCCGGATGCGGTTGGTTGGACAGAAATGCATAGTAATAGAACCGCTGAAATAAATAGAGACTTAAGATGAATACCGGCAAGTCTACTCACGGCATCACACCATCCTTATTTTCCATTTCCGTTTGTCGGCGGGACGAAATGACCAGCATAAACTCCGCTGATAGTAATGGTTCCGGCATGAAATACGCTTCTTTGGTGTCTGGGGTTTTCAGGAACCAACTCAATGCGACCGTCATAGCGAAAAATTCGCTTGATGGTCGTTTCGTTTTCTATGTTGAGACAACAAATAGCGCCGTTTTGGCATTCGACCGCCTGGCGAATCAGAACATAAGAGCCGTCGGGAATTAAAGGTTCCATGCTGTCGCCGTTGACGCGAAGCCAAAAATATTCCGGGAACGTCAAGCCGGGAGGGAGTGGCCAGTAACCGAGGATGTCCTGTTGTTGCGCCAGTGGGACGCCTGCGGAAACACTTCCGAGAATGGGGGATTCGCCATAAGATTTCCGCGCTTGTGTCAAAAGCGATAGCGCGGGATCTGGCGTCTGACGATTGATCGCATTGAACACAACAGGATTCTCAATTTCTGTAATGATTGTTTTGGCATCGCTATGGTCCGGATAAGTTGCCATAGCTTCCTTAACATTCGCTTTTGGATTGTCTGTAAGTCCCAATAGATAGTCGGATGAAACCGAATAGAACGATGCAAGGCGAGCCAATGTATTGAAGTCAGGCTCATGCTTGTCTGTTTCATATCGGTTTAGGTTCACATTATTTATATCCAAAAGGAGTGCTGCTTCATTTTGCTTAAGACCCTTTGTTTCCCGCAGAATCCTAAGCCTTTCTCCTAGTGTCATGATTACACCTCGCGCAATATTTCTTGGATTCACTATATCAAAATTACGTCAAAAGTAAAATACAATTACGCAAAAAGAAATTAATTGTTGCAATTACACGAAACGTAATCTATAATAATAATCGTACATTACGAATCGCGTAACGAGGAGGTGACAAAATGACGAAGGTTGATCTGGCTAAAATAAAAAAGCTGCGCAAGCAAATGAAACTTACGCAGGGCGAAATGGCGGATAAGCTTGGGTTGACATCTGGAAAACTTTATCATGACCGGGAAGTCGGGAGAGTATATTTCAGCGCTGACGAAGTGGCTCAATTAGCAATTGTTTTGGGTGTTGCTATTGAAACTTTGTACGCTGAAAATTTTTTTGCCCAGGCGATTACACAAAACGTAATCGATGAACTGGCAACTCAAAAGAAGGGGGCGTAAACGGTGGATTTTGGTACAGCATTACAAAAAATAAAAAATGGCAATCGAGTTGCTCGATCTGGTTGGAACGGGAAAGGAATGTTCATAGAGCTGGCGGGTCCGTATTTGGTTGAAGCAAGCAATAGCCGACTGTTCATCCATATGAAAACGGCCCAAGGTGACTATGTTCCTTGGGTCGCAAGCCAAAGCGATTTTTTAGAAAACGATTGGACAGTGGTTTGAAGACGAGTCGAACAAGAAACACTTATGAATTCGTCAAGAGTTTAGTGCTTTCTTGAGCCATTCTGAATCGCATATAACGTTTTTCCAGGCGGCTTCTCCAGTTAATGCTGCAACAAAAATGCGATCATTGGCGTCTATGTGTGCGTTAAGATTGTCGCGAATCTTTTCGCAAGAGTCGGTTGAGTTAATTACCCAGGCCGACTCAGTGATTTTACCCCAATTTGGGTAGTTTTTAATTGCAGAAATTAAGTTGTCGTAGTTTCTACCAGGAGCGCGTAAATCATAGGTTATAAGTTTTGCCATGCGTACCTCCATTTTTTGCATTTCGTCCGACTCGTTAAATTTTCAACTTCGATAATTGTTCTTTGTTTCCTGCTTGGTTTTACAAAAAATACAGAAAGGAGGTGTGTATGGTGGACCAACTTGTGGAGAAGGCGTTCATCGACGTTTATGAACTGGCGGCCATGTTCTGCATCGGTGCCCAGGCGGCGCGCAACATGTGTCACGCCAAAGGGTTCCCGGCAAGAAAGATCAGGGGGCGGTGGCGGATCAATAAGGACAGATTGGACAAGTGGATTGACACGGAGTTTGGCGGCAAAACGATTGCCGTATATGGAGGGAGGCGTAGCTAATGAGAGCGCGGGTAGCAGTGAAGCGAGTTGAGTCGGAGTTCTGGAAAGGCGTGACCGTCGGCATGTCGATTGTGGCGCTGTGGGTGGTGTGGCTGGCATGACGGGAACGAACGTAAAGGACACATTGTTAAAACTAAAAGAATCCCTGAGTGACGATGCGACAATGGCTCCCGTTTCCGTAGCCGGGCTGGACACGCTAGTGGCGGAGATCAAGATTCTTTCGCAACAGACCGCCGGCAATATCATTGAAATCGGCAAGCGGTTATTGCAGGCAAAATCGTTGGTGGTGCATGGTGAGTGGGGAAACTGGCTGGGAGAAAACTTCGACCTAACCGAACGGACTGCAAGAAATTTCATGAGGGCAGCATCTGAGTTTGGTGGCGAAAACGGAAATCGTTTTCCTATTTCAAAAATCTATGCGCTGCTCGATGTTCCTGCTGCCGATCGGGAAGCTTTCATCGCAGAAACTCACGACGTAGATGGCCAGCAAAAGACCGTGGATGAAATGACCAGTAGGGAGCTGGCGGCGACGATCAGGATATTAAAGGCCACGGAAAAGGCAAAGGCCGAATCGGACAATCTGGTCCAGGACTTGGCGCAAAAGAATCAGAAGCTGCAGGACGACCTGGAACAGTCACGCCTGGCTCAAAAGGTGCTGGCCGACAAGAAGGAAATGAAAGTCGAAAAGGCGCCGCCGGATTATGACCGAATAAAGAAGCAGCTCCAAGAGTCGCAGGATAATGTGGCATCGCTGAAAGCGAGGCTCGATTCGTACAAAGAAGTCGGGGAAAACCGGGATGAGACGATGATGCGAATCGAATTCTTCACCCACAGCATCAATCGGTTTGTTAGGGAGAACGCAACGCTCGGCTATTTCGGCAACATTTATGCAAAAGCTTCGCCGCAGGCGCAGCGGGAGTATGACAAAAGCCTGACCATGTTGGAAAAGTGGTGTCGGGATATGCGGGATCAAGCGATCCTGCCGAAAGGCGAACAGGTGTATGAAATGGAGGTGGAAATTTCATGACGGATCTGAGCTTGGTGGAAAAGACCAAGGCGGAAAGGGCGCTGGATGCGGCACGGCAACTCCTGGGCGCGGTGGGTGATTTATCGGATGAGGTGGCGGAACATCGGCGGCGATTGATCCAGGTTGAACATCAGCTGGAAAAAGAGGTGTATATTTCTCCGTCGCAAGCAGCAGCGCTTCTCCGGGCGGTACGGGAACGAGTGCGGGAAGTATGCGGCGACAAGTATGGCGAGCTGCGGGGCAAAATGTTTCCCGCAATATGGAACGCGGTAAAAAAAGAGTTTGATGTGGCGCAGTACCGCGAGATTCCCCGCGTGAAAATCGACATTGCCATGAAACTGGTCCGCGAGTGGAAGCCGCTCGATCTGGCGGCGTGATGAAAGGAGGCGAAAAAAGTTGAATCCATCCGGATGGACCCGGATGGATTCAGAGAAGAATGCTCATGCGGCACATGACTCTATCTTCGCTGTCAGTATACCACAGCTTGCTGGTGGCGAAAACACACGGAAGAAAAGTTATTGACAGGAGGAGTTGGCGTGAAGGAATCCGAGGTCAAAACCAGTGCTGAGATGGGGCGCAAGGACGCCAGAAAAATAAAGGTCCGGATCACGATTTGCGCAGGCTGCGGATTGAACCATGCAACGCTGTACAAGTTAAAGAACGCCCAGGGCGGTGACGCATTTGTTTGCAAGGCGTGCATGCTGGCCAGGCAGCCGGTTCTGGTTGATGCGTTTCGCGGAAGCAGCCGTCGCGATCGGCGGCGATGGGCAAGGGAACAGAAGAAAAAGGAAGGCGGTGGCGCAAAATGATGCCTGTCGAAATGATTGTCGATCACTGCCCGGAAGAAGGAAGATATGGTGATTGCTTTCGAGCCTGCGTTGCATCATTGATGGAGCTGCCGGCAGAAGCTGTACCGCATTTTTGCGATGGTAATCCAGGATGGGAAGTGTTTAACCGCAAACTGTACCAATAGCTAGGGGAAAATGGGTTTGCCTGGATTGAAACGCCTGCCTTTGACATGAAAAACTGGATTGAATTAGGCTTTGATGTTTTTCATATGATTGCTGGACCAAGTCCGAATTTCATTGGTGGCCAACATGCCGTTGTAGGGCGAAACGGAATCATTGTTCACGACCCTGCACCGAGCAAGAAAGGGCTTGGCGGAACAATAACCGAGTGGCAATATGGTTTTCTTGTTAAGACCTGCGTGTCAAAGATAGGGGGTGTCAGTGGTGGCGAAGCAAGAGTGTGATGTCATGGTGAAGCAATTTACATTATTACCGCCAAAGCCGGACGTTTGCCCGGAATGTGCATGCAACCATCCACCGGAATTTCCGCACAATGCACGTAGCCTGTATTACCAGACGAAGTTTTTCATGGAACATGACCGGGCGGCCACATGGGCTGACGCGATGGCGCACTGCGATCCGGAAGTCCAGCAGGTTTGGACGGAAGAACTACGAAAGCGCGGGGAGTCTGTACCAGGGTAATGGTGTACCGGATTGATTCGATCCACGAGCTGCCGCAGGAGATTTTGCGGCGTAATCCCCAGCTGCTTGAACTTGCCGGCGAAGCTCCGCCGAAAGAAAACAAATACCACGCCAAAAAGGTGACTGTCGACGGCATAACCTATGACAGCACAAAGGAGGCCAACCGGTATCAGCAGCTGCTGCTGATGGAACGATCGGGACGGATCAGCGAGCTGCGGCGCCAGGTGCGGTATGAGTTGCAGGAAGGTTTTGTCGGAATCGTCGGCAAGTGGGTGCGGCCGATTTACTACGTGGCCGATGCGGATTACATGGAGGGCGGCCGGCATGTGGTGGAGGACACCAAGAGCCCGGCGACGCGGAAGATAAAAAGTTATCAGCTCAAACGGAAGATGTTTGAGAAACGGTACCCGGAGATTGAGTTTAGAGAAGTGTGAAGGAGCGAATAATGATGATACTTGAAAATGCAATTAAGGATACGATCAACGCTAAACTATCGGACGGTACAGTCGAAAAATTAATCGGCGAACACCTAGAAAAGGGCATCTCATCAGCTTTGAACGATCTGTTTCGTAGCTACGGCGACATCAACAAAATGATCGAAAACAAGCTCAAAGAAGCGATGGTGCCTTATTTCGAGCAGCATAGCTTCGCTGACTCCGTGGTCAAGCTTGATGCTGTATTGACGCAGGTTATCCAGAGTTCTGCCGCAGCGGAAAACAAAAAACTGCTGGAAAATTTTAAAAGCTTGATGATGCCGGTGGACGACAAAGAGCTGACCGCGTCAAAACTGTTTGAAAAATGGTCGAAGTATGTTGCTGCGCATGTAGACACAGACGACCTGGAAGTTATCATCGATGACGGAGCATACTACGAGCCGGTCGATGTTTGCATGCAGCTTGAAGTCCAGAAAGGCCGAAGCTATTCCGTTTACGATTATGGCACCTTGTTTTTCTCCTGCGAGCATGATGAAGAAATGAACTTCGCCGTGCCGGTAAGCCGCTGGAAACAATCAAAAGACAGCAAATGGGATATGTCGTTCCGGACCACGGCTGACATCTCTTCGCTTCGCCGTCTGAATGATTTTGAAATTTATCTGATGCGCCTGTCCCAAGCCGGTGTAAAGATCGAAATCGATACTGAATCCGAAACTGACAGCATTACGCCCGACAAAGAGCCGGAGCCGGAATACAGATAGAAATATTTTGATAAGGAAGTGAACGTATGTTCATAGCATATCCGTATTTGTTGCTCCTGGTTGCCGCATGCTTGTTCGGCGGCGCTTTTGTTGGACTGTACGTGGCGTCGGTATATCAGGTTAGCGTGTACGTATCCGAGGAAGAGGAGGACGAGCGGGGATGAAAAACAAGCTTTCAGATTTGAACGATCACTTGTTCGCTGAACTCGAGCGACTGGGCGACGAAGAATTGGTCGGTGATAAATTGGGAGAGGAGATTCTGCGGGCCAAGGCAGTGACCGATGTCGCGCAGCAGATTATTGCAAATGCCAATACTGTCGTAAAGGCCCAGGCGATCATGGCGTCGATCGGCGGTGGCGTGAAAAATGAAAACAACCGGTCGATCCTGCTTAGAATGATTGATGCATAGCCGCCATGGGAAGAAAGTATACAGAAGAGCATATCCAGTTCATTGCCGACAATATTGCCGGTCGCAGCCATAGGGAAATGGCTGATATGTTTAACAAGCACTTCGGGACCGATATTCCGCAGAAGAAGATTATGTCGCTTTCGTTTACCCATGGATTAAAAAATGGTCGTGACTGTCGGCTGCATAAAGGCCACGAACCGACGCAGTTTCAGAAAGGCTCCGTTCCGTGGAACAAAGGGATGAAGGGGCTGGCGATTGGTGGAGAGGCTACTCGGTTCAAGAAAGGCCAGCGAGGGCGGAACTGGCTGCCGATCGGAACTGAGCGCGTGAATACTGACGGTTATGTTGATGTGAAAATTGCAGAACGCAAGTGGCGACAGAAAAATATCCTGATATGGGAAGCGGCAAATGGCCCGATACCAAAAGGACATTGCCTTATCTTCGCCGACAGTAACCCGCTGAACGTGACGCTGGATAATCTGATTCTGATTACCAGGGCTGAGTTGGCGGTGATGAACAGGCGGGGGCTAATTGCACAAAGTGCTGAACTAACAAAAGTTGGAGTCACGGTTGCGAAGGTTATGCGGAAGGTTGCCGAGCGAAAACGAAATGGAAAGGTGGCGGAAGGATGAAGGCACTGACAATATTGCAGCCATGGGCCAGCTTGATTGCCTGTGGGGCGAAGATGATCGAAACGCGGTCCTGGGCAACGTCGCACAGGGGAGAGATCGCGATACACGCGGCGCTGGCCGAGCTATTAAAGGAAAAGACGAAACAAAAGAATGGTATGCTGCAAATAAGGAAAAGATGGTTTTGCACCCAGAGACAAGGGCGTGGGTTGAAGATCAATTGCTTGGAGAGAATCCGTGATGGACAGCAAACAAGTGATTGAACTTTTAGCAGGCGCAATGGGAATAAGCTGTCGAGGCAAGGACGGCTGCCGTGTGGTTTGCGTTTTGCGGTGGGAAGATGTCCAGGCGATCTCGTCAGTAATCCAAGATCGGGACGAACAACTTCGTGACGCCACGAAAAAGATTAATAGGCTGCAGTTCATGCTGGAACGGGCGATTTATGAGCTGGTTGACAACGCCCTTGTAAATTGCCCGCCGGACGCCTGGATAGATTGGTCACCGGATGGGAAAGGGCAGTTGTGCGACGATTGCCCATTAACGCCAGAACTTTGCCGGAGCTGTTGGCGAAAATATTTTGAATCGGAGGTAGCTGATGAAGATACGGACGATTGCGGTTGATTTTGACGGAACGATTGTTGAGGACAAATACCCGGAGATCGGGCCGCTTATTCCAGAAGCCAGGGACGTGCTGAACAAGTACCGCGCATTGGGCGGCCAGGTAGTTTTGTGGACCTGCCGATCGGGAGCAGACCTGTCGAACGCCTGTTTGTTTTTGTATAGACACGGGATACACGTCGATGCAATTAACTGCCACATTCCGGAGCGGCTGGAAGCGTTTCGCCAGGCATATCCGCATATCCCGGCAGTTGACCTGGAATGTCGCAAAATTCCGGCGGATATGTATATCGATGATCGGAATCCCGGTGGCGCAGATTGGGGATTGGTGGCGGAGCTGCTTTTTGGCGGCGAGGACGGTGCGGCATGATGGAGCGGATCACGAAAGAAGACCTTCAACAACATGCAGATGCCGGACGATCCATAGAGGATGTTGCCAAGTTCTATGGCAAGACCTACCGGGCGATATATCAGATGTGCGTAAAAAAGAAGGTTTCGTTGGCTGGGTTTAAGCCTCGGCCTCGTAAAGAAAAGGAACCCGTCATGATAACGGGATCACCCATTGTAGTTCGACTCCCGGTGGCGGAGTCTATTGCGGAAGACTCGGGAGCGGAAAAAACATCCACGCGGATCCGGGCGAGCAGCGCGATCATGAAAGAAATTGTAGACTGCGATTTGCACATTCGCCGGATCAACCGGCGCCGGGCGCAGTTATTAAATGAACTGACAGATTCGTTTGACCAGGAATCAGGACAGAAATAAATTAGCGCAATAGGGGTGCACTATGAGCAGTCAATGGGTTCGGGTATATACGGAGATAACACGCGACCGAAAGCTGCGTCGGTATCCGGCCAGTGTGCGTTGGGCCTGGGTCACTATTCTTTGCATGGCAAAGGAATCGCCTATCCCTGGTGTTCTGTTGTTAAGCGCATCAGTACCTATTACTGCGGAAGACATCGCTGATGAAGCGGCGCTTTCGGTTGAGGAAACGCAGCAAGCCCTTGAAGCTTTTATTGTGCAGGACATGCTGGAAATTATTGAAGACGGAGTTTTGCGCTTAATAAACTGGGACGAAAGGCAGTTTGAGTCTGACAATAGTTCTGAACGTTCGCGCCGGCACCGTAATAAAAAACAAAGCAACGTTTCCGCAACGGATTTGCAACGTTGCAGTAACGTTGCAGCAACGCCCCCAGATACAGACACAGAAGCAGATACAGAAGTATTATCGTCTCCTAACGGAGACTCGTCGCCGGAGCTATTTGGCGATGGTGATTTGGTTGAGGAGGGTGGCGAAGAACGGGTTGCCAAAACGCAAGTGCCGTATCTGCAAATTGTTGATCTTTATCACGAGTGCTGTCCGTCACTTGCCAAGGTTCGGCAACTGACGAAGAAGCGCCGGCAATTGATCAAGGCAAGATGGCCAGGATCGCTTGAACCGTTTCGTCTGGTGTTCTCTCGCGCAGAGCAGTCTGATTTTCTAACAGGTCGTAAACCGTCCAGGGATCATCCATCCTGGGTGGCGGATCTGGAGTTTATTTTGCGCGAGGAGTCTTGGGCGAAAATCAGCGAAGGAAAGTATGACAACCGGGGAGCGCCAGTGGCGATGCCGAAGATTCCCCCGGCGTATCAGTCGATTTTCGATGCAGTTGCGAGGAGGCGAGAACGTGACTTACGAGGAGACGGCGGAAATTGTGATTCTAGTGCTCGGAGCATTCCCTGAACTTGCGAGCAGACAGAATACAAACATGGCTCCAACTTTTGAAACTTGGTATCAGGTGCTTGGATCTCTGGATGAAGAGGTAGCAAGATGCGCGGCCATTGATCTGCTGGACGAATGTAAGTCGTTTCCAGCTCCGTCGCAGGTGCTGGCTCAGGCGCGGGAGATCATGCGCAAGAAAGACCCGGTGTTGGCATTGCCGCCAGCAGAAGGATTTGTGTCGCCGGAGCGGGCGCGGGAGATTGTTCAGGCGATCAAGGACGGGACTGCCAAAAAGATGGCGCTTGGTGTCAGTACGGAAAAGGACGAAGAATTTGCGCGCAAGCTGTTTCCTGGAATCGGCGACGAAGTGGTTCGAAAAAACATTTTGGAGTTCAAGTATGCCAGGCAGCGCAGCGAGACCTGCACCGGATGTTTCGCGCTCGTCCAGTGCCCGACAAATGGGTTGACGCCAAAACTTACCTTGCGTTATGACGGTGTTGTGATGATGAAAATGGTTCCCTGTAATCTTTCTCGGCAGGCATCGTCATGAAGCGCTGCCAGATTACCACACGGCAACAAGAATTTATTCGGCGTCAGGCTGCGGCAGGGAAGTCTGATTGCCAGATATCTCAGGAAACAGGAATTCCTCGAACAACGGTGAGGTGGCATAGAATTTATGGAAAGGTGGCGGAGATATGCGGCAGGAAAAGAGACTTAAGCGCAGATGTGGCGATTGTGTGCATTGCAACGGCGACGCTTACAAAGTGATTCGAATCCATGTGTGCTATGAAATCGGCACTTCACTTGGGGGGGGCAGCCGCACACCGATGGAAGTGAAGGAAACTTCAACGCAGGCTGAAATTTGTGGTAGCTTTATAGCGAAACCAGTGGAGGAAGAAAAGCTTAAAACGTTTTTGAGCAAAACTCTTAATTCCTTTCATTGAGGAAATAAATATTGCGAAAAACAAAAGCTATTGACAGCCCGAACGGGGCCAGCAAATTCAAGTGCTGACCTCGTTTTTTTATTGCCTTGTTCCGGTGGCGGAAGCAGGAATAATTTTTTAAATATCCAATGGACTGACAGCTTAAAAAGATTCGAGTGTTCAGAAGGGAGGCGTGGCTAATGTCAAATGATGATTCTGCAAAAAAAAACGGCAAAACGTCGCGTTCTTCTGCGGGACGCCATAGAAAATGGGAACTGTTAAACATCAAGGATAAGCTGGATAGTATTCGCGGTTGGTCTTTGCACGGATCTACTGACGTAGAAATTGCAAAAATGCTGGGAGTTTCTAAAACAGTTCTTTATGAATGGAAAAATGAATACCCGGAATTTGCGGAGGCAATAAAAAAGGGGAAGGATATTTCAAACGGCGAGATTCTTAATTCGGCGTTTAAGCAAGCAACTGGCTTTTATGTTAAAGAACAGATGGCCGTCAAGGTCAGGACTAATGAAGAGGTTCCTACAGCGGACGGTAAGGGAACAAAATGGCTGCCCGCCGAAAAAATCGAAGTCGTTGACGTGATCAAGTTTGTGCCGGCCAACTCAACCATGGCGATATTCATGCTCAAAAACCGACTGCCAGCAGATTACAAGGACAAACAAATACATGAACACTCTGGAACTGACGGCGGGCCGGTGGTTCTTAAATGGCAAGAGTAGTTGAACTCCCGTACAGGCCAAGATTTCCACAGACACTGATTCATCCAGAGATAGAAAACCACAGATTTTCCTTGATCGTAGCGCATCGCCGACTTGGCAAAACAGTCATGGCCCTGAACCACACGATCAAGAAGGCGTCACAGTGTCCGCTTAGACAGCCTCGATATGCGTATGTAGCCCCGTTCCTGAAACAGGCAAAGATGATTGCCTGGGAATACCTGAAGTATTACACGGGGCCGATTCCTGGAGTCAGGTACAACGAATCGGAATTGTACGCAGAACTACCGAACGCTGCCAGAATCTATCTGGTCGGTGCAGACAATCCGGACTCGTTGCGCGGTATCTATCTGGACGGGGTTGTTCTGGATGAGTTTGCACAGTTCAAGCCAGGTGTGTGGGAAGAAATAATACGACCTGCGTTGTCTGACCGGAATGGTTGGGCGCTCTGGATCGGGACGCCAAAAGGACAGAACGCATTTTACGAAATGTATCAGCTGGCACTCAAACGGATGAACGATGGAGATTCAGACTGGTACTGTGCATTATATCGAGCCGATGAAACGGGAGTAATTTCCCCGGAAGAATTAGAGCAATTACGTGATACGCTTCCAGAATCCTCATTCCGTCAGGAGTTCCTGTGTGACTTCACGGCTGCAGCGGACAATGTTTTGATCACCATCGACCTGGTAAGCAAGGCGGCGTCACGGATCTATAAGGCGAGCGACATTGACGGCGCGGTTAAGGTGATCGGTGTTGACGTAGCAAGGTTCGGAGATGACCGGTCGAGTATTATCCGGCGTCAGGGATTGCAAGCCTTCAATCCAATTGTGGGGCGAGGATGGGACTTGATGCATCTTGTCGGCAGGATTGTATCGGAGATTCGGGAGTTCAATCCGGACATGACTTTTGTTGATGAGACAGGAATCGGGGCTGGTGTTGTGGATCGGCTTAAACAACTCAACTATGAAGTAATGGGAGTTAATTTCGGTTCGCGGGCTACGAAGGAAACGCAGTACGCAGACAAGCGAACCGAGATGTGGGACGAAACAAGGCAGTGGCTTGAATTTGGTGGAGCGTTGCCTAACCATCCAGAAATGAAAACGGATTTGGTTGTGCCGACATATAGTTTTGATCCTAGCAACAGGATGCGACTGGAATCAAAAAAGGATATGAAGGCTCGCGGTTGCCAGTCTCCAGACGTGGGAGAAGCGCTTGTGGTTACATTCGCATATCCGGTTCGTGCAAAATCAAGTCTTTTAATACCGAGAACTCAAGTAAAGGCTAACACTGGTTACAACGTTCTGAGGAGGTAAATCATATGTGTGCAGCAGTTCTTCCATGGATAACGGCAGCGGCGGGAGCTGCGTCGGTGGTTTCAGCGTTCAACAAGCCAAACGTTCCGGACGCACCGGCTCCGGTGACAATCGAGCCGACTCCGGCCACGCCGACTTCGCAGGATGTTTCATCTAAGGTCACTGATAACAACGTCTTGTCGGATGCGCGGGAGCGTAGACGCGTTGCAGCATCTTGGTATTCTACCAACAAGACTGCCGGAGTGGCAGATGCGCCGGCGGTAAAGAAAACATTGCTCGGTGGTTTATCCACGACATTGGGAGGATAAGATGGGCGCGACGCTGCTGACATCCATTGACGCGGAATCGCCGCAAAAAATGAAGCCGAATAAGGATCGCCTGGTTATCGAGCGCAAATCGGTGCAGAAGCGGTATGATGCTTTATTCGAAGAGCAAAAGAAATGGGTGCCGAAGTGGAAGGAAATTCGGGACTATATTGCGCCGTGGTCAGGCGTGTTCGAAAGCGAAAGCAAAAAGCAGCACGCCCGGCGAGATGACAAGATCTTTGATGGCACTGGGTTTGATGCAGGAAATATTCTTGCAGCAGGAATCATGTTCGGACTGACACCGCGCAGCCGGCAATGGTACAAGCTAGGGTCAGAGGATCCTGAATTGAACCAGTGGGAGCCGGCAAGAATGCATCTTGAAGAAGTGCAGTCTATCCTGTATTCCGGCTTGGCCCGTTCAAACGCCTACAACAGTATGCACATGCTCTATGGTGAGTCGGGGACGTTTGGCACAGGAGCTATGGGAAGCTGGGAAAGCGTTGACCGCATGTTCCGGACCCGTTCTTTCGCAATCGGGACCTATGCGCTCGGCACCGATGCTTACGGTATGGTGAATCGGTTTGCCAGAGAAATCGAAATGACGCCAGAGCATATGGCGCAAGTGTTCGGTAAAGATGATCTGCCGCCGGAAGTTAAGAGCAAGTTGTCTGATGGAAACATCAGCGACAAACATTCTATCTTTCACATGATCGAACCAAACAGCGATTACGTTCCTTCCTGCATCATGCTTCAGGGAATGCCGTTCCGGGAGTTTTATTGGCTGAAGGATTCCAAGGAAGAAAAGGCGCTTTCGGTGCAAGGTTACTATGAGTTCCCGATTCATGCGCCGCGCTGGCTGGTTCCGGATGAAGGGATTTATGGGTACGGTCCTGGATGGTTTGCCCTTGCGGAAAGTCGCGGACTGCAGCTCATGAGCGAGGACGTACTTGTTGCGCTGGAGCTGATGATTAAGCCGCCAGTGAGTGTAACAAATGAAGCGTTTGCATATGGCGTAAACCTATTCCCAGGCGGCGTAAACATTCAAGACGGCAACAATCTTCAACAAAATGCAGCTCGCCCGGTGTTCCAGGTGCAGATGAACATCGAGCAGGTGGAAATGAAGATCGAGCGGATCCAGCAGGTAATTAAGCGGAGGTTCTTTGCGGATCTGTTCATGATGCTGGATGCTCTCAAAAACAACAAAATGACCGCGCGGGAAGTCATTGAGCGCAGCCAGGAGAAAATGACGCTGCTTGGCCCGTCGATCGAGCGATACCAGACAGAGCTGCTTGATCCTTTCATCTCCCGCGCCTATAGCATCGCCCTACGGCAGGGGAGGTTACCACCGCCGCCTCGTGAACTGGTTGGCCGGGAGCTGAAAGTCGAATACGTTTCGCCGTTGTCGTTGGCGCAGAAGGCATCGGGAATCACGGCTCTTGAACAGGGATTGGCGATTGCGTTAAATCTGTCCACCGCTTTCCCGAATGTACGCAAGAAAATCAAGGAGCTGGAAGCGGTCGACCGTTACTGGGATATGCTTGGCATTCCTACGGGCATACTACGTACAGACGAAGAGGTAGAGGCAATGGTCAAGGAAGAGCAGGCAATGATGGCGCGGCAATTGCAGCAAGAACAGATGATGCAGGCAACGGAAGCAGCAAAAAACCTTTCGCAAGCTGATATGTCAGGCAAAAATGTTCTTACGGCAGCACTTGGGGCAGGGCCGGGGGTTCAGGTATGATAATCCTTCGCAATCGATACAATACTGAATTGCCAAAAGAAAAACGAGAAGAGTTTAATCGATGGATGGAAAAAATCAGCAAAACAACTGGGCATGATGCATTTGAAGGAATGAACGATTATGACTATCAGGGGTTGTTTCTGAAAAGTGGTGGAAAGGTAGACGTTAATCAGGGAACGCATTTTACTGATGAATTTAAAAAACCAAATCATCCAACGTTTAGTACGCAGTCCATATATAACGGTGCGGATGGAAATGTTGGTGGAGAGTGGAAGCCGTCGACTGAACCTGGGAAATGGATTTTTGTTGCTGGCCCTGCAAATATAAAAATCTGGGGCAGTGAATTGCAAAAATACTGGGACCGTCATGAAGCACCGGCGGGGAATAAGCTTATAATCCCGAGTCAAGACTTAGCTCCGGTATATCCGACAATGAAGGAGCCTGGTGCGTTATGAGAGAGCTAAAGCACAAGGAAAAGCAGATCGCCGAGGCGCAGCAAATTGTTTTTGACGGAAAGATTCAATATCGCCTGCATTGTCTGCTGGCCGTGCTGCGGACGGAAGAAGGGCGTACGGTATTAGCCTGGATGGAGGAGTTGTGCAAGGTTAATGATGACGACTTTCAGGGCAATTCAAGGGATGCGTATTACTCGGGCATGCGGTCGGTGTTTCTCCGGTTCAAAAGGTTTGTTCAATCGCTTGGGAGGGAAGGTTTTTCGTTGTATTACCAGGCTGCGCAGGAGAATATGATTCGCGAGATGGACGCCGATCTGAAGCTAAAGAAAATCATTCAGGAAATAAGGGAGGAAAAGAACGATGCGTAACAGTCAACATGGTCAACTTGCCCCGCAGAATAACATTGGAGGGGCAATGAATGCCAGCGGCAGTTTTGACCAGAAATTCCGGATGGACCTGCAACGATTTAACGACGCTACGCCTCCGGCGGATCCGCCGGCAGGTGACCCGCCCGCGAATCCGCCGCCGACAAATCCGGACCCGAACCAGCAGACACCTCCGCCGGCAGAACCGGCAAAGCCAAACGACCCGAACACACAGGAACCGCCAAAGGATCCCGTACAAAACCAAGACAAAGCCCCCGAGGATCCTGCAGCCAATCAGCCGCCGGAAAACTACGAGTTCAAACTGCCGGAAGGGTTCGCCATTGCGGAAACTGACAATGAGGCATTAAACGGCTTTTTGAAGGAGAACAAGATTCCCCAGGAACAGGCGCAGCGGCTGGTCGACATGTATGTGAAATCACAGCAGGATGCGCAGGAACGAACGATCGGAGATTGGCAGAAGGCAACCGAAGCCTATTTGAAGACCGGGCGGGAAGAAAAACTGCAGTTCGCGGCCAAGGGGCTTGCCGTATTTGACCCGGACGGAAGTTTTTCAGCGTTTCTTGATAACACCGGACTGGGCGAGAATCTTGAGTTCCTGAAACGGTTCGAAGCCCTGGGCCGAAAAGTGGCGGAGGGGAATTTTGTCGAGGGGGCTGCGGCAAAGGGCGGCAATTTCCTAGACAACATGTACACCACAATGAAGGAATAACAAGTAGAAAAAGGAGGACAATCTTATGAATCTAACTCTGCTCGATTTGAAATCCCGTATGGACCCGAACGGAGCGCATGCTGAGGTCGTTGAAACCCTGGCTAAAAGCTGTCCGCTCCATATCGACGCGGTGTGGAAGGAAGGTAACCTGAAAACCGGTAACCTTACCACGCGGCGCAGCGGCCTGCCCACGATCGGCCGTCGCTCGATCAACCACGGTATTCCGGGGTCGCGTTCCAAAACCACGCAAGTGACGGACACCTGTGTTCTCTATGAAGGAAACTCCGAGATCGACGTCGAGCTGATGAAGCTTGCCAAAGACAAGAAGGAGTTTCGCTGGGGCGAGGATGCTGCGTTTATCGAAGCATTCAACCAGTATTTCAGCGAGGACATGATCTATGGCGATACCACGCAGGATCCGGAAAGCTTCAACGGACTGGCGGTTCGTTACAACACGCTGACCGGCAGCAAGGGAAGCTTTGGTTATCAGGTTGTCAGCGCCGGCGGAAGCGGCAGCGACAACACGTCAGCCTGGTTCGTTGCCTGGTGCGACAAGGGAATCCACTGCGTATATCCGGAAGGTTCGCAGGCTGGTCTGGAAATTAGCGACAAGGGTGAGCAGCGCGTCACCGATTCCGATGGAAAACCCTACTATGCATGGTGCACCAACTTCACCTGGAAGCCTGGTCTGGCAGTGCGGGATCCGCAGTTTGCTTCGCGGGTTGCCAACATCGACGTGTCGGACTTGATCACCTTTGGTTCCGGATCCGATACTTCGCCGAAAATGATTCAAAAGCTGATTCTGGCCAAAAACCGGATCAAGCGGTTTGAAAACACCAAGCCGGCGTTGTATGTAAATGACTTGCTTTACGCGTGGCTGGAGATCATGCTGACTGACAAAGCAAATGTCTATGTCACTAAACAAGAACTGACCGGAAAAATGCCGGAACTGTTCTTCAGCGGCATTCCCATCCGCAAGTGCGATTCCATCCTGTCCAATGAATCCGCAGTATCCTAACAGCGCCAAATAAAGTGCTGGCGTAACTAAAAAACAGGAGGATATAACTATGATTATTGACCATAAGTTTTCCGATGCGCAGAGTCTGGCCACGGCCAGCTCTGCAACAGCCTGCACGAATGTGCTGGATATCGGCGTGGCCGGACAGTACATTCATGATGCCCCGTTTGTTGTCTGCCAGGTTGAAACGGCGTTTGCCTGCGCCGGATCCAATCCGACACTGACGGTCCAGTTTGTCGAATCCGCTAATGCCGATCTGTCGTCTCCCACGGTGCTCTGGACTTCTGGCGCAGTTGCAGAAGCGACCTTGGTCGACAAGTACCAGATCTGCAAAATGCGCTTGCCGAAGCTGACGAAACAGTATTGCGGATTTCTCTATACGCCGTCGGCAGCGTTTGATTCCGGTAAGTTGGATGCGGTGATGGCGCTGGACGCCGACATCCAGTAGGGAGGAGCTATGAGATATAAGGCATTGCTTCCTTCCAAAGGGTTTTTGGGCAGGTATTGGCGGCCCGGTGACATTTCCGCCGATACGGATAAAACTCCGCCGGTATCAAAAGTAAACGGGGAATTGTTTGAGCCGCTGGATGCGGACGAACAACAAGCGATCGATGCGCTTGAACAACAAGAGCTGCCGGCGGATCTTGGACCAGAACGGAAAACGCTTGCCGAATTGGGCGAGGAAATGGCGCGACAGGCGCAGACCGGGACGGGTATTCAGTTCGATGCGGACAGAGAGGCCACGCTGAAAGGATTAAAAGTGGAAGAACTGAAAGCGATGGCTGAAGACAAGGGAATTGTTGTGGATCCGGAGTGGAAAAAACCGCAGCTTCTGGCGGAACTCAGAAAGATTCAACAGTAACACTGAAACCTGTTTATTGAAAACCCGGGGGCGCTCCTGGTGCTCCCGGGTATTGAGGAGGATCAAACATGGCCACGATGGTTGATATCTGCAATTATGCTCTAGCCAATCTAAGCGTACAGCCTATTGCGACCATGACGGATAAAACCAGTAAGGCCGCAAGAAATTGCAATCTGCTGTTTGAAATAACCCGAGATACGGTCCTGCGGGATTTTCCGTGGGGCTTTGCCAATCAGGAAATTGTTCTCGCGCTCAGTTCTGGCGATACGGCCAGCGGGTGGAGTTATGTATATCAATATCCAGCGAATTGCCTGAAAGTGCGTAAGGTTTTTATGGATGGACTGCCGGATCCGGAGTTGTCGGATCCGTTTGACGAACAGATGATTGGCGGATCGTTGAAGATTGTAACCAATACATCTAAGGCTCGGGCGAAGTTTACGGCAAAAATCAAAGATACTACATTTTATGATGTTCAGTTCATTGAAGCATTTTCATATAAGCTGGCTGCGGCAGTTGCAATTCCAATGACCAACAATGTTGGTTTGCGCAACGATATGATAAAGCTGTATCTGCAGTTCATAAGCGCGGCGCAAACCTCTTCCGCAACCGAGAAATACAAGGATCCGCAGCGTGGTAACCGTTATACCGGCGGACGGTGGGGCTAATCATGGGCAATGTGTTTCTAATTCAAAAATCATTTGCTACAGGAGAGATATCGGAATCCATGGTAGCGCGGGATGATGTACCCAAGCTGTCCATGGGCGTCATGGCCATGCGAAACCGGACAGTCTTGCCGCACGGAAAAACGCTTTGTCGAACGGGTTACCGGCATGTCTATCCTGCAAAATACAATAATAAACTGGCGGTACTCAGACCTTTTGTCTATTCAACTGATCAGCAATGCCCTCTTGAATTTGGTGATTATTATATCCGCTTTTATAAAAGCCACGGAGCAATCATTAAAACTGTTGGCGACACGGATGCATGGAGTAGTGGTGGTGAGTATGCATCCTACGAATATGTAAACAACGATGGTCTGATTTATCGCTGCATTTTGGCGCACACGGCTGCTTCCGGTAATGAACCGGGAACCGGTGCATCCTGGACGACATACTGGGTGCAGGACGATATTTATGAAATCGAATCACCGTATTCGGCGGACCAGGTAAGGGGGTTGAAGTTTACCCAGTCCGCCGACGTGGTCTATATAATGCATGTCAATCATTGGCCACGAATGCTGACAAGGTTCGGATATACGGATTGGCAGCTAGAAAAGTTCATGTTTGAAAACGGTCCATTTCTAAGGGAAAACAGTGGCGGGACTACAATGACGCTTTCTGCAACCAAGGGAACTGGCGTTACTCTTACGGCTTCGGAAAACACGTTTGAGCCTGGCCATGTTGGATCGCTTTGGAAGATTCGGCATAAGGTGCCAACAACAAAAGCGTCGGGATCATTCACAGGCACGGGAACTTCCTCTGTGATAAAGGGGATGGGGAAGTGGAAGCTCATCACCAATGGAACATGGGCGGCAAAGATTGATCTGGAAATATCGGCAGATGGAACAACATGGGAAACATTTCGCGCTTATTCGGGGATCAACAATAATAATGTTGGCGAGGCGGAGCTATCAGACGGGCTGGGTTATTATCGGCTGAATTGCTACAGCTATACATCGGGAACGTTGTCTTATGATTTGAGTATGCAAGGACACAAATGGGATTGCATTGTTCGGGTCGTTTCAGTTACCGATGCAAAACATGCTGTTGTTGATTTTATTGAAGGCGAAGAAGCGGCCAGCACTTCGGCAACGGAGTATTGGGCGGAAGGCGCTTGGTCTGATGTAAGGGGCTGGCCGACATGCGCGGTATTTTCTCCGGAAAATAGGTTTTGCTTGGGCGGATCCGCTTATGAGCCGCTTATGGTGCGCGAGTCGGTGAATGACGATTACACGAATTTCCGCAAGTCAAACCCGGTTCTGGATGATGATGCGGTATCTGTGCCGATGGTGGCAAGAGAAGTTAATGCGGTGCGGGCGCTGGTTTCCATGTCCGATCTGATAGCGCTCACATCCGAGGCGGAGTTTCGCATTAGCTCTGCCAATGGCGGGGCTACTACGCCAAGCAATGTTCGAGCGACACCACAGGAGTTTAATGGAATTTCACATATTGCTCCAGTTACGGTGGGGAATCGGATTCTATTCAATCAGGCTCAAGGTTCAATCATTCTCGATATGGCATATCAGTTTGATTCTGATGGATACAGAGGATCTGATGTAACGATCTTCGCCAGGCATTTATTTGAAGGACATACGATCGTTGACATGTGGTTTCAAAAGGCACCGCAAAGCATTCTGTGGTGTGTTCGGGATGACGGAATTTTGCTTGGAATGACATATTTGCGAGATCAGGAAGTTTGGGCCTGGCATAGGCATGATACGGACGGATCAGTTGAATCCGGTTGTTCGGTACAAGAAGATGGCGTCAATGAAAACTGGGCGATATTTAAAAGAACGATTGATGGCGTTGAAAAACGTTATGTTGAGTACCAGGTTCCTGTTGAACCGGATGAGACAGAAACGGAGTTTTGTTATCTGGATAGCAGCCTTGTGTATCATGGTGAGCCAATTTCAATCGTTCCGGGTCTTGCTCATCTGGAAGGGAAAACAGTGGTTGCACTGGCGGATGGATTCATCGAGCGGGATCTGGTGGTTACGGATGGCAAGATTACCCTGCCAGAAGCGGCGTCAATAATAATTGTTGGATTGCCGTATGTGATGGATCTTGAATTGCCAGATTCGCAGATGGATTTGCAGGATGGGACCTCCCAGGGGCGTCTAAAGCAAGTTATCAACGTTATTTTGCGACTGGAGAACTCGGTAGGCGGGAAGATTGGCCCGACGTTTAACGGGCCATGGGAGGATATTCCCTATGAAAATCCGGCCGAATATAATGAGCCGCTGTCCATGTTTACTGGAGAAGTGAGCATTCCGTTTCCTGGTGATCCAGACACAAGGGGAAGAGTGTGCATACGGCAGGAAGATCCATTGCCATTAAACATTCTTGCGGCCATTCGGGAAGTGACTTTCCTTGGCTAGGCTCGTTGTTAGGCGGGCAACGCAAAGAGATATATTGGAGATTTCAGGTTGTCTACGAAAGTCGGACCAAGAGGAGATTCAGGCAATTTCAGATATGACCATGGAGCAGGCGGTCATATCTTCAGCGGTCACGTCGGCGGAGGTAATGGTCATGACGCTGAACGGAAAGGTGATTTGCATCGGCGGCGTTACTCCGGTTGATTCCTCGTTAGGGGTCGGGGCGTTTGTATGGCAACTTGGAACGGATGATATCGACCGCAACATGGTTTCATTTTATCGGGAGACAAAGCAGCTGATGCAGCGCTGGATTGACCAATACGGTTTATTGCAGAACTGGGTATATGCGGAAAATTTGGTTTCAATTCGCTATCTGCGCAGGTTGGGCTATACACTGTCTAGCGAGCCGGTTCCGTTCGGTGCCTATGGACTTCCGTTCTACCATTTTTATATCAGGGGTGAGAAGCATGTGTCTTAATGCTGCGGCGGCCGGCGGACTAACATCATTTGCCGGCGTAGTTAGTCAATATAGTGCGGGGCAGGCAAAAGCAGCAGCGCAACGTCAGCTTGCATCTGCACAGGCGAACGCTTATGAAGCCGCGGCGCGGATCAGTGACCAGAACGCGGCAATCAGCGGACGACAGGCGGAGAATACTGTCGATCGTGGGGCGCTTGCACTGCAGGCTTTAAAGCAAAAAGCGCGGGCGGTTTATGCGGCGCAGCGCGCCGGCTACAGCGCCAACGGACTGGCAACTACCGAAGGAAGCCCGGCCGATGTGCTGGATGATACGGAGCTGCAATACCTGATGGATGCTGATGCACTTCGCTCGAACATCCAATGGGAAAAATGGGGCTTTGACGTTCAGGGAACAAACTACCGCAACCAGGCGGCCATGCACCGGGGAGCTGCAGCTAATGCAATCTGGTCCGGCGAAGTCGGCGCGGCATTCAGTGAGTATGAAGCGCGGCAAAGCTTGTTCTCCGGAATTGCCGGTCTTGGGACGAGCATGATGCAGGCAAAGACGGGATCTGGAATGACTGTGGAAAGCGGTAACGGTGGAAAAAACTATTATAACCAGTGGCAAAGCCCGCGCAATGCTGATTTATATAGGAGTAATGAGTTGCAAACAATATGGCAGCCGCCGCAAAATGGTGGCATTGGCGATAGTCAGGGGTGGCAGCCTATGACCTATAACCCGCGAAATGCGAGATTGTATCGAAAAACTAATTTGTGGGGGAACTAGGAATGGCTAGGATTGGTGGCGGAGCAGTTCCGGTTTATCAGCGGCAGATTCAAGAACAACCGATGCCGGCGGCACGGATGGCAGACGTTGTCGACCCGGCGGCGTTTGGCGTTGGTGGCGCGCAGGCGATGCTGCGCGGAGCTGACCAAATGGACCGGGCTGGAAGAGAAACCTTCGGTCTTGGCATGATGATCCAGAAACGAGCCCGTGAATTGCAGCAGGAAGAAGATCACGCGGCGGCGCTTGACGCGAGCAACCAGTTCTTGACCGAAGTAAACGGGTATTTGTATAACGATCAAACCGGTTTAATGAATAAAAAAGGCAAGGACGCTATAGGAATAGCCGCAACGGCTCCGGACGAATTAAGCAAGATATCTAAAACAATTGGATCAAAGCTAAAAAACCCAAATCAGCAATTGTTATTCGGTCGTATGGTTGGAAGCGAAATCAACTCGACTATTCGTGAAGTATTCCGTCACCAGGCGAAAGAAAAATATTTTTATGATGAACAGAATACGGCAGCGCTTGTGGATAATTTCAAGCGGGCCATGGTCATGACGGATTCAGTGGACAAGTATTTGGATTCGAGAGCAGCACTGGAAGCAAATATACGAAATCGCTATGAAAAGACGCACGGTACTACCTTTGTCAATGAAACAATTTTCAATGTGAATAGTGATGTTCATCTGCAAAAAGCCAACAATCTTGCATTGTCGAGCTATGAAGCAGGAATGAGTTACCTGACCGCCCATAAGAACGAGATAGATCCTGCTAAGTTTTCCGCCAGTGCCAAAGTTTTTACTGAAAAACTGAAAAAGATTGATTACAACGTTCAAGCAAAATCGATTCTGGCGGAAACGGGATATAATCTGCCGGCAGCGCTGGCGAGGATACAGGGTGGCGGTACGGCTGCACCGTCCTGGACGCTATTAAAAGCAGCTGGAGATCAGTATTTGGGAATGCAATATAAACTTGGCGGAGATGGGAAAACTTCGATTGATTGTAGCGAATTTACTAGGCAGGTATTTGCAAAAGTCGGGGTAGATTTGGGAACGAGAGATGCGTCGGAGCAAGCGAGAAAGTTAAATGATAGCGGAACATTTTTCGCCGATAGATCCCAGCTGCAACCAGGAGATATGGTTTTTTACAAAAATACTTATGAGCCGCCGGAAGGTCACGGGTTCCAAAATATTACCCATGTTGGGATTTATGCCGGTGACGGAAAGATATTACATGCGGGATCTTCTAAGGGTGTCTCTTATACCATGATTGATTCGCCTGGAGAAGTTGCCGGTTATGGCCGGGTGGCGAAGCAGCGGTCGAAGGAAGAAGATTATGAATTGAATGCAGCGGTTGTCTCCGAGTTTGGCAAGTTCAAATATGTGAAAGACGCAACCCAGCATGACGAAATGATTCGCGTTAAAAACATTCTAGCCACAACTAGTGATCCGGCTGTATGGAAGGAAACCATAGAAAACTCATCACTTGAGCCGTATATGAAAAGCGCCACGATCAAAGCGATGGTGGAAAACAGGGAATCGACCGATCGGGCAAAGCTATCTCTTATTACAATGCGCGCCCAGGGGAAGTTGACCACTGATGCGGTGAATCAGTTTGCCAGTGAATTGTCCAAAAATGATTTGATGCGGTTTTGGGAAGATGCTGTCAAGATATCGGTCGGTAAGGATGACAAGATTTCGGAATCAGCCAACCATTCCATTCTGCAAATGGTGGAAGAAGTGGGAAGCTACAGCAAGGAAGAAAAAGCGGCTCTTAAACTATCTGTCATGCAGCGGCTTGATGATGAGGGACTGACCGGCTGGACCAGGCAGTCGCGGGCCAAAGAACTGATTGAAGAGGATAAAAAAGAGAAAGGCTCTGTCTATAAGACGCATTTTCAAAACACGGAGCGGGTCGGCTGGTTGAAACGATCGTGGGATGAGCGGGAAGTGGATTTGGTTCTGGAAGGAATGCGCTTGCAGGATGCTTCCCTGGGGGTTAAACGTGAACCGGATACCGTATATGCAGAACAAGTCCTTATGTCGATCAATCGCAAGGATCCTACACAACAAAAAGCAGTCGACCATCTGATTGCGCTGCGTCAGCCAATTACAATCCGAAACCTGAATACGGTGGCGGGGGCTATTGAATCGCTGCGAAGTAACAATGAACCACTAACTACTGCCAATATTAACGAGGCTATACGACGCGGAATTGGTCAGGGTTATCAAGGCATCTCCCTATATGGTGCGCCGGGTGCGCCTTCCGTTCCTGTCAACAAGCCGAATGAAAATTTCCAGTTTAACAATGATTACATGATGACGCCGTAGGAGGATCCATGAACGATTTTAATTTGCCGTTGCCTGACCGCCGTTCCGGCCTTGCCGATTTATTTGAACAGACGCGCGATCTGTCGCCGATCCAGGCGGCGGAAATTATTCGGCTGTCTGGACGGTACAATGTGCCGGCGGATCAAATTGCATCCTCGATTGATGCGTTCAAAAACGGAACCATAGATAATGTGGACTGGGCAGCACTGGAACGTAATTCACCCAAGACCGCAGAATTTTTGCAGGATCCGTATTATATGGCTACAATCCGGAACCGGACACGACAGCTTGAAGATATTGAGGGCGCGTGGAAACCGTGGCGGGCGTTAAAGGAAGGCGGCAAGGATGTTGCCACGGCTCTTATTGGCGCGTTGAAAGGAAAATATGAGTCAGACGTAAATACAGATCGAACTGTTGTGTCGGATTTTGACCCGTCGCAAACGTTCACTTATAAAGCGCCGCAAAAACCGCTTAGGGCGGAAACACTGGATAAACTTCTGGCATCGGAATACCTGCAACCGAAAGAAGTGAAAGGCGATACGGCCATTGGCCAGTTTGGCCTGGATGTTGTGCGCATGGCTCCGCAAATTGCTTCGCAATGGGCAGCGTTTGCCTTGACCGGAGGCGCTGGCTCCATGGCGTTCATGGGGTCGCAAATTGCCGGTAGCCAGTATTTGAAATTGACCAGGGACGGGGTTGCGTCGGATCGGGCATTTCAGTCGGCTATGATGGATGCAATTATGCAGGCTCCACTGGAGCAGATCGGCCTTGGTAAAGTGTTCAAGAAAATTCCGGCCGGAACGTCGGCGGCGTTCAAGGCACGAGAAGTCATGGAGCGGACGCTCACAGAAGGAATTACCGAGTGGATGCAGCAGTATCCAGAAGCGGCGACAGAGCTTTGGGCAAAGCATCCTGACAAAACGCCGGCGCAACTGGCGGGAATGTTTGCCGACGATTTTGCCGACATTACGCAGGAAGGGATTTATCAGGGGTTGGTGGCGGCTCCGTATGGTTTCCTGGGCGGTGCCATTTCTGTAAAAATGCAGGAGCAGGTGGCGCGGCAGTTTGTTGCTCAGCGAGAAGTTGTGCAGGCAAAACTTAGACAATCGGATTTGTCCGGACTCAGTCCCGAAGTGCTGGAAAAACACTCGGAATATGTGTCCGGCGGTGCTTCGGTTTATGTTGATCCGGATGCCGTGGTGGCGTTATATCAGTCGGAGCAGATTCCGCCGCAAGAGATCGAAGAAAAACTGGGTATCACGATCGAGCAGGCGCGACAGGCAGAAGAAAACGGCGAACTGCTCAAGGTTTCTGCCGGTCGCTATGATGTGGCTGCCGCGCGGGATCCGCGAATCCATGATGCGCTAAAGGAATCCATTGCCCAGGATGAAAATGGGCTGACACTACGGAGATTGAGTGAACGTGCTGAATTGAACAAAAGCGACATCGAGACTTCTATCGCATCGGCAAGCCAGCGACGGGAAGAACTAAAGGCAATCAGCGCCGTAAAAGAGCGAGAGATGCGTGATGCCGGCATGTCCGCCGAAGAAGCAAAGTCGGCGACCGCCCTGCTTATTCGTCATGCCCATGTGATGAGCGCGGATCCGGCAGCCTGGTTGCGTGATAAGGCTCCTCTCTTTGTAAAAGGGAAGAGTGAGCATGCAATGCTGGCGCAACTCAATGAAGATGTGGATGTCAACGCTAGTGTTCCTGTGGTGAAGCTGGGAGAATTGACTGGGGTCGTAGATCGTCAATCATTGATCAGTCATGTATCTAGCCTTGTCGGAAAGCCGATCTCGGCTGCTGACCAGAAGGCTATCTTTAACGTACTACCGACAAGAACCAGTCAGAAGCATATTGTTTGGTCGAGCAGAAAGAATAAACGATTTAATGATGTTCGCAAGGCATCTTTATTGAATATCAAAGATCTGATTGAAAACGCAGTATTGATCGAAAGTCAATCAAACCAAAAGAGCGACAAAAAACCGGGCGTGTCAGCGTATCATCGCTTTTACGTCCCGGTTGAGTTTGGCGGAGAAGCCCATGCGATTCGCATTGTAGCAGAAGAGACAAACGGGGTTATAACTCTTGATCCTACAAATGTAGACTTGTATGACGTGTTGGTGGAGAAAAACATTCGAAACTCCTTCCCGACCAGTCAAGCCGCTGGGAAAACCAGCGACGACCTTGTGCCAGCCGAAGGAGCTTCTACCATCACTATACGCCAGATGTTGTCTGGTGTCAAGGACATGGACGGAAAACCGTATATTCCCGACAAGTACGAGCCGGGAAACCTATTGCAGTCAGAACTCGGATTTTATTCGGGCGTTGATCGTGCGCTTGCCAATATGGACTTTCATTCTATGCCGGCCAATGATCTACTACAACGTATTCAAGCAGCGAAGGGGATCAAGCAAGAGGAAATTGAGTGGCTGGGGTTGGTCGATTTCCTTAAGGCAAAGGCCGGTAAGGTAACAAAAGAAGAGGTTTTAGCATTTGTTCGTCAGGGTGGCGTAACAATTAATGAAGTGACAAAAGGGGCCGGTGGCGAAAGTCGTCTTGATTACGAGCAAGATCCGGAAGATGGTTCTTGGCGTGTGTATACAGTCGATAATGAAGAAATCATACAAGCCTTTGACGAACAAGCAGAGGCTAGAGAGTTTGTTGAAAAGGAAAACCTAAAACGTGGTAACACCAAATTCGGTCAGTATCAGCTGCCTGGTGGCGATAACTATCGGGAAGTGTTGCTGACGTTGCCAGAGAAAGAGTCGGCATCGTCTTGGACTGAAGCGCAAACAAGCAGTCCGAAGTTTCAATCCTCCCATTGGTCTGAACCCAACGTCCTTGCGCACTTCCGTCTAAACGACCGTAGCGTTGATGGTCGGCGGGTGCTGTTTGTTGAGGAAATCCAAAGCGATTGGCATCAGAAGGGGAAGAAGGAAGGGTATGGTAAGGAAGAAAAATATGGGGTTTATCAAAACCAAAATCTGATTGGTGAGTATACCTCAAAGAATGAGGCGCAAGCCGCGCTTGATGCTGTTGGTGGCAATGGGGAAATATTGGATTGGTCAAAAAACAGAACCATCGACGCCCCCTTCAAGTCCACCCCTGCTTGGTCGATGCTGGCATTCAAGCGAATCCTCCGCATGGCAGTCGAGCAGGGTTATGATTCAGTCGCATGGACACCGGGCGAGGTGCAGGCTGAACGGTATGATTTGAGTAAAACGATTGACTCAGTAGAATACACGCAGGACAAAACCGGAACAAACTTCCCCGGTGTTGTGCGGGCATACCCCAAAGGTGGCGACAGAACGCAGATAGTCGTCAAGCGGGTAAACAGCGAAAGTGAATTATCTGACACTGTGGGAAAAGAACTTGCCGAAAAAATCATGCAAAGCAAAATTCCAACACGCGGCAAAAATGCTGGTAGTGTAGAGTTTCGTGGTCTTGACCTCAAAGTCGGCGGCGAAGGTATGAAAGGTTTCTACGACAAAATCCTGCCTGCCGAAGTCGGTAAGTATGTCAAAAAAATGGACAAAGATGCAAAGGTAGTAACGGTGAGCATAGGGATCGATAAATATCCGGATGTTCAATCGGTGGAATTTGAGCTTGCAGCAAGACGCGGCGAATCATTAGACCAGATTAGTCAAGCTGTGTGGTCAGTTCCAATTACTGATAAAATTCGTGATTCGGTTTTGCAAGGGCAATCTCTTTTCCAAAACTCGGGTATTGTTCGCGGAGGTTTCTCCTGGCACACGCAGCGCCCGGTGATTACTCTGTTCGAAAGGGCCAATACCTCGACAATTATTCATGAGATGGCCGGCCATTATTTCATGTACAACTTGTTCAATGAAGGCGCTGTAGAGAATGCGCCAGAGTGGATGCAAAAAGACCGTCGGACAATGTTGGAGTATGTCGGCATCAGTGAAAATGATTGGCCGGATCTATGGGCAAAAGCCAATGAGGGAAGCCGCGAAGAATGGAACATGCCGGACGCGGATCTGGCCAATTCTGTGGAGCGGCGAGAGATTCGCCAGGCGATCCTGACGGTAAGAACCGCGCATGAGAAAATGGCCAAGGCAGCCGAAGCGTATTTTATGACAGGCGAAGCACCGACGATTGATACCCGGTCGATATTCCGCAAGTTCAAGGATTGGCTGACCAATATATATTTTGATGTATCGCGTCTGGGCGTGGAAATGCCGGCGGAAGTCCGAAAGGTATTTGACCGGATGGTGGCGACGCAGGAAGAGATTGAGCAAACCGAAGCGGTGGCGAAATATCATGAGCGGTTGCCTGCTGGTGTATATGAGTCGTTGACTGATGGACAGAAGAACGAGCTGGACCGTGCGATGCGCAATGCACGTGAGCGGGCGGAAGATTTGCTGCGCCGGCGGCTTATGGCTGATTTGTCGGACGATGTAAAAAAAGAAATCGAGGGAATGTTTGAAACTGTTCGGTCCGAAGTGGTGGCGGAGCGGGCGGAGAATGTCGCACAAAACCTGTATGACGCGTTGGAGTTGCCACTAACGGAAGACGAGCGTTTCATGCTGGACGTTTCAGAAATGTTTGACGCAGCGCCGCAGCAACTCTTGGCAGAGCTTACGCAAAGCCGGAACCGGCAGGTTGAGGAAATGGCTCGATATCTGCGAGGCAACCATGGAGACGGTGTGGAGACGGTGCTTGTTCAGGATCCGGGAGGATATGCCGATGGTGGCTACCGCGTATCGCATAACGCAAAGTGGTACCAGGATTTCTATGCAGAACATAAGAGGCAGCCGACATTGGAAGAATTTCGTTACCTGGCGGAAAAGTTTCTTAGCCAAGGGTTTGAAGATGCTTATGAGGTTGTGCCGCCTAGCGCGGTATTCTTGGCAACAAATGAAGCGATTCAGGCAACGTCCAGCACGATCGAGAAAACAAAAGCTTCGACGTGGGATCTGCAAAAAGGAACTGAACTGTCCGATGCGGCGCGGATGGCTGTCTCGTATTTCATTTCCGACGGTGGCGACGTGGCTCCGGAAGGGATGCCGGTAGCGGCAAAGCTGCAAAGCATGGAAGAACTTATCCGCAAAATGGGTCCGGAGTTTGAAGCTATGGCGACCGCATCTGGATTTGATTCTGCCGATGCTGCCCTGGTCATGCTCAAAAAACTGAAACCGATGACGGAAGAAATCGGAGATCGGGTACGGCGGGAAGTGGATGAGAAATATAATCTGCTGCGGAATCGCGATGTGATGCGCCAGGCGGCGGAGGAATCTATGTATACTGACGAAGGGTTGCTGCTGGTGGCGGCAGAACAGCAAATTCTTGAAGAAAAACTTCAAGGCGTGATGGATCGAGCATCGGCCAGGGAGCGGCAGCAGGTGATTCGTGACATTGCAAAGCGACAGGCTGGCGAAATGATGTCAAAGCGAACGATCGAGGAAGCGCTTCGGCTGCAAAGTTATATCGCTGCCGAACGCAGAGCAGCGGAAAAAGCGTCCTGGTATATGGCAAAAGGTGATCTGGCGGCGGCGAAAGAGCAGAAGATGCTCCAAGTATTAAATCATGCATTGGTCCAGCAGTCCCTCGAAATGCGGCGTGAGTTTGAACGGATTAACAAGTATTTATATGGCCAGCGTAAGGCCGGCAGCAATACCTGGGAGTCTGATGAACATTTCTATCAGGCGGCGGAACTCTTGCGCCGATTTGGATTTATCCGGCGGGATTACGGTCCGAACATGCGCAAGGAAACTCTGGCCATGTGGATGGATGCACAAAAGGAAAAAGAAGCGCCGGTGGCGGTGGCAGACTGGCTGACTAACGAAACGATCATGCGAGATCCTCGTAAGCTAACCATGGATCAATATAAGGACGTGGAAAACGCGCTGCGCAATATCAAGCATATTGCCAAACAGGAAAAGCGGTTTGTTCGTGCTTTTGAAGGCGGATTGATCCAAGATGCTATTGGCCAGATGGCGATGGCTCCAGGAGTCAAACACCCAACACCGGAGTTTTCTAGACACAAGACAACGATCGAGAAGATGGCGGAGTCGGCCAGCGGTTTGAAATATGGCTTGATAACGCCGGAAACGATGTTGCGCCTGCTTGATGGTCGTGAGGGTCTGGGCGCGTGGTGGCAGGGGTTTTACCGGCCATTTTATGAGGCGGCAAATTCTGAGGCAACATTTCAGGAATGGATTGCCCCAAAACTGAAAGAATTGTTTGCAATGTACACGACCGGCGAACGCAAACAGTGGATCAACGAGAAGATGTACATTCCGGAACTACAGGTATCGTTTACGCGGGGAGAGCTGCTTATGATTGCCATGAACTGGGGAAATGACGGAAACAAAAACCGGCTGATATCCGGCTGGTCCAGACATCCGATGTTTCCGCAATTTGGTGAAACATGGCGGGAAGAAAACCTACTTGCGGTGCTGGAAAAGTATACGGACGCGCGGGACTGGGAATTTGTCCAGGGCGTATGGGATCTTTTTGAATCGCTGCGTGAAGACGTGTTCGCCATGCACAAGCGGGCAACGGGTTTCGCGCCGCAGGCAGTGGAAGCGGAACCGGTAAGGATTCATGGAAAAACATATCGCGGTGGATATTTCCCGCTGGTAAAAGATACGCGGTATGTCGTGGATCCGCGCAAGGCAGTTGATGAAGCGCAGGAACTTTCACCGGAGCAACCTTTCTTTAAGGCAATGACAAAGAAAGGTCATACGGAGGCCCGGATGAAAGGCGCGGTGTATCCGGTATCGCTCGATATGGGAATCGTGCAGCGGGCTATGGATGATTCGGTTCATGACCTGACTCATCGCGAGGCAGTCATTGATGCAAATAAGCTGATGGCGGATCCCGGAATGCAACAGATCCTGGTGGAGTCATTCGGCGGGAAAATTGGTTATGAGTTTTTCGACAACTGGATCAAGGCCATGGCCGGACAAGTTGACCGTCCGCTGGCATCAACAAAAGGGCTTCGCTGGTTTTCCCAGTGGCTGCGCCGAAACACGGTGATCAACATCATGGGGGCGCGATTATCAGTTTTGTTGCAGACGCCAACCAGCTTGACCAGTATGCACTATGCGGCAAAGGAATTGGGGATCTCGGATACGGCCGGTGCGCTGGCATCGTTCTACTCTAAAGCCGTTGCGGATCCCGGCTACGTGATGCGGACGTTGGAAGAGATTTATGCAAAATCACCGGAGATGAAAAACAGGGTAAACAATGTAGATGCCAGTGTTCGGGAAGTATATCTGAAGGCGCTGGAAGGAGAGTCTGGCAAGGACAAAGTGGCGCGGGTGGCGATGGCCACGCACGGATGGCTTGACCGGTTTATCTCTGTTCCATTCTGGCTGCAGGCGTATCAGTTACAAGTGAATGCCGGCAAGAACGATGTCGATGCGGTGGCCTATGCGGATATGGTGATCCGGCGGGCATTCGGATCCGGACTGACGAAAGACAGGGCCGCCTGGCTGCGCAGCAACAATGAGTTGACGCGGTGGCTGACGATGTTCAGCACATACATGAATGCGCAGCTAAATATGGCATATGAATATGGATCCGGTGAAGTTAATGGAATGGTGGATGCGTCAAAGGCTGCTGGAATGGTGTTGGCATTTGGATTGTTTCCGGCGATATTGGAAGAGTTTTTAGCGGGACGCGGTCCGGATCAGGACGACGATGATGAGAAAAAGGCAAAATGGTGGACGCGGAAGTTGCTGTCAAAACCGATAGAGCTGGTGCCAGGCGGTCGGGCTGTGTCAGATATGGTGTTTTCAAACATTATGGGTCTTGAGTATTACGGGTTCCGGCCATCGCCAATATCTCTCAGCATTGATGCGGTGGCGAAGATGCTCAAGTCGGTTTACAAAGTGGCGACGGGCAGAGCAAAAACACAGGAGACGCTGGAGTCAGCCGGTAAAGTTGTTGGCCTGGCGGTGCCGATTCCAGATCAATTCCTGATTTGGCTCTGGAACACAGTTGATTACTGGAATAGCGGCATGAAGCCGCACGGCATGGATTTAATACGCCGGCGCGCGAAAGATGAAAGGTAGGGTGGCGAAGTATGACTGTACAATCAAATCTTTCTAAGCATATCTATGGCGGGAACGGTGTAACTACGGAATTTCCATTCACGTTCCCGATCACGTCGGCCAGCGACATAAAAGTGTATTATCAAGATTCCAGTGGCGTTTTGAATCTGTTGACGTCTGGCTATACTGTCAATTGGTCGGATGGGGATGATAGCGGTTCGGTAACTTATCCTGTTGGTGGTGGATCAACTATACTGCCATCTGGATGTAAGCTGGTATTGCTTCGGGTTTGCGACCAGTTGCAATTGCTCGACCTGTCACAAACAAACGGATTCAAGAAGGAAGCTATTGAGCGATCCCTGGATCTACTGACAATGATTGTGCAGCAATTATCAGAGCAGATCGAACGAGCAGTTAAGGTCGATGTGGTCGAGACGGTGAGTCCAGATGTGCTGATAGTGTCATTGCAAAATGCTGCAGCAGCAGCCGTTGCCGCCGCTGCTGTCTCGCAGCAGGCAATGGTATTAATCGGAGAGATTGCCTCAATTAGTCCAGGAGACGCTGGTAAGACTATTGTTGTCAATGAATCTGAGAACGGCTTTATTCTGGCCAATCTTGTCACTTCGTTTTTGTCGCTGACAGACACTCCGGACTCTTATTCTGGGTACGCAAAAAAAGGTGTTCGAGTCAACTCTGCCGGTAATGCTCTTGAGTTCGCCAACTCTGCATCCAATCTTATTCTCATTGGCCACAGCAACACTTACGTCTGCACTTCCGATGCGGCTTATGCGGCACTGCTCGGCATGCGTTTCATCCATGATTCCATGCGGACACAGAAGGTACTGAAGCTTGCCGTGATCGAGAAAGGAAACGGAAACTGCCGGATTTCCGTAACTGATGGGACAACCTCGGTCAATGTGGTCGGGACAAACCAAAACGTCGGATCATATGCAGTGCAGGAGATGGAACTCGACTGCTCGACACTGACCACAGGACTGCTTTGGACTGTCACGATTGAAGGACAGGCAGTCTCCGGCGAATACGAAATGCGTCATTTTTCTTGTCAGGCAGATCCCGCGAACATCCTTGGCGGCTATCCGCTTATTCTTGCCGATCCGGGCGTCTCCCATAATACTGCTACCCCCACTGTAGTGGATAGACCGTATTGGTTCCCTGTAAATTGGGCGATAGACAATCAGTGCGTCGTTCATGCCAAGGGAACGCTGACCCTTAATTCCGGCACAACTGCGACTGTCAAGGTTCGACTGACGGCAACCCGTGATTCTGAAACGACATACGAGGAACAGTCGCAGACGATCACGGCAACAGGTTCGTTTGATTTGCTGATTGCGTTCCCTAGCATTGTTGCCCCATATGTAAAAACCGAGGTATTCCTGAGTACGGATGGAATGGTAACGCTGGAGCATTTTGAGTGCTGGCTGGAGGTGTAGGGGATGTGCCGAGTCAATAAAGCACTTGGTCTTGACCCGAACAGCCTTTTTGCAAATTCCGGCACAGTTAGCTTGTTATCCCCATTTGTTTTTCAAGGAGTTGCGGCTAATACCGGGGCGTTTAAGTCTATGATTTCCCATACAAAAGGGAAGTGGTACTTTGAATGTCGTTTTACATCTCCCGTTGGGGCAATAGGAGTTTGCAACAAAGCGGGAACTGAACATCGAAGAGTGTACGACTTTGGCGGGACAATTTATTGGTACTCACAAGGTTCTCTTGTTGGAGACTCAACTCTTGCAATTGCCACTCAATACGGTGAAGTATGGGGATATCTTGTTGACCTTGATATCAAAAAAATATGGTTCAACACCCCGACAAAAGTTGCCTTTGGCGTATATTCTCCCGGCGACTTGACATTTGTTGACGGTATAACCCCTGTTCACGCAACGGTGTCTGACGTTGGCGGGTCTTACGGGCCAACAGGATATGTTAACTTCGGACAAAGACCTTTCAAATACCCCTTGCCAAAAGGGTTCCTACCTTGGAATTACGCAGGAAAAGAAGCGGAGCGGAAACCATTTTTAGTCACCCCGTCGATCCAACAGTCACTGGGGGTGAGATGATGCTTATTCACAGGTTTCCTCTGACTCCACAATTCGGAGCAATTGATGTTGTTGGTAAAGTAAAGGGTGTAATCTCTGGCTCTCCGATGTTCACAGGGGAAGGCGTGAAACTTAATGGTGACATTGCAAATCGGATTAACTTCACACTTCCACAAATACCGCAAAACATTACTTGGAGTTGTTGGGCAAAGGCGGGGTTGACACAAACGGCAAAATGGTCTGTGTTTATGTCGGCAAATGCAACGAGTAATAATGGGATTGGTTATTTCAGCAATGGAACTTCCTACTTTACTGCGTCATGGGCTGCATCCTATCAAGCAATGTCGTCACAAGACCACACCCTACTTCTCAATGGGCTGTTTAATCTACTCACCATCACGATAGATTCTTCCCTTGTAATGCGTAGTTATATCAACGGGGTAAAGAAGTATGAATCGACAGTTTCCACCCTCCCAACAAGTCCTGACTTTGCTTTCGGTTGTATGGGAGCATTTACCGGGGAACAAATCGGATGGAACGGATTCATTGCCGATGCCAGGATTTACAACAAGGCACTATCGGACACGGCAGTCAAAGCGTTGTTCTTGCAGGTGATGAACCCACAAAAGCCAATCGACCGCACTTCGCGCCTAACAACCCCATCAGTTTCCCGACTATAGAAAAGGAGTGATAACCATGTCAAAAGTAACAAACGCAATAGACTCTATTATCGCAGCCGACACAACTCTGGTCACGTCAACCGTCACCGTGTTAACCCAAGTAATCAATATGCAAGAAGTCCTTTCCGGCAGACTGCAAGTTAAGTTTAAGGCAAGTACTGCACCAGGAACGGGGAAAATCATTCACTTTTATCTGCTTCACTCTCTTGATAATGTTACCTTTGACGAAGCAGACCTGACCGGAATGGAAGAGATCGGGAACTTCTCGATGCCGAACGACACGAACGATCATGTCCGATCGATCCCGCTTGATGGTGTCGCCGGAACGGGGATGTTTGCAAAACTTGCAGTGATGTGCGATGCGGCGTCAAACTATGGCGTGTTGCGGTCAGCTGCAATTCTGCGAAGGAAGGCGAATTAACATGCATACGATTTTCACGACTAAGCTCCGTGACCATGGCATTACTGACCAACTCGAGTTCACCCCAGAAGAGTTCGCGCCATTCCAAGAACAATACGACGCTATTCTGGTGCAGGAAGAACTGGAGAACCAAGTGACCATGCCGGAACCTGACCCCAAAAATGTACTACTCGACACCTATTTAGCCGACCTTGCGACAATCGACAGGTCATATCTTGCCGCACTTGCCAACGACAGCGATGCGGAAATTCTTTCGGAAATTAAAGCTGAACGTGCAGAAATAACTGCAACGTATTTGGCTGAAAGGAGTGCTTTGTGATGGAAACTAACAATTCGGCATCGACCAATGCAGTCAGCAAAAGGTGTCCGGTCTGCGGAAAGAAAATGGTTCTTGACGAAGCGGGTGAAAATTGGGTTTGTCCGATTGACGGAATGACTATTCCTGTATGAGCAGAGGGGAACGACGCCTCCCCTCAGAGGCGCGATTGTGGAATTGCCGGAATAATGGAGGTGCTTTATGCCGCCAAGCGATGGTGAAATCATTGTGGCCATGTTGCAGGATATTCAAAAATCGGTATCTGCAACAAACAAAGAAGTTTCTCAGCTGTCTGGTCGCTTTAACGAATTTAAAGATTCGTGTAAGGGCAAGCATGATGCCTTGGACGATAATCAAACGGATCTCTTTACCAGGGTGCGGCAGCTTGAGGAAAAAGAGGCAAAGCACAGCGGAGAGCGCAGCGGTCAACGGGAAAGTGTTGCGTCCAATTCAAAATTTTGGGATCGGGTGACAAATTTTGTCGTTGGCGCAATAGGAGCCGTGGTAGGGTACTTATCAAACAACCATCCGAAGTGAGGTGTGATCATGGATACTAAAATTATTGTCGGCGCAATTGTTGTCATCAGTGTGCTATTGAATGCTACAGTGGCGGTAATGGTCTGGGCGCACAGGCGGGTTTCAAATCCAGACGTAAAAGAAGTGCTTGAGTACGTTCTGAAGTATTGCGACAAGTTTTGTGATACCGTCGAATTTCCGGCAAGGCGCGCGAAAGCAATCATGGGTTTTCAGTCGATACTTGGACTAGGAATTGCCGGCAAGCGAATATATTTGCCTACTGTTATTGTTGGCTGGATATTGGATGGCGAGGTAGCTGTTTTACGCTGGCTAAACGTTCCGGATCTGCATCAGTGGACACCAAATAATAATGAGGAGGCGCAACCATGAAAGAAAAAGATTTGGGTATTACTGAGGTTAGAGGGGCAAAGGCAAACATTCCTAACATTGTTGTCTATGGTGATGGCGACACCCTCCGCTTGTTGTGTAAGGACAGTTCGCAGGAGCAGGGCTGGATGAAATCGACAAGGTTTGCAATGTAGAGGGTGGCTGCATCGTCCAGGTGACAACGCAACAACGGAATCCGGATGGAAGCTATGCGGTGGCGGAGGCTTTGACGTATGTTCCTGGTGTTCATATTGACATAGGAGCCAATCCGCGAGTACTTCAACCACTGAACTGGCCGAAAGTAGGATAAGGGAGGGTTTTAATTATGGCGCGAATTTGTCTTGATCCAGGGCATGATGGAGTAATTGACCCAGGGGCCGTTGGCCAATGTGGAACGTTTGAATCTGATCTTGCCCTGGCTGTATGTCAGTACGCGAAAGAGTTTCTGGAAGCGCAGGGACATCAGGTCACGCTCACCAGGTCAGCTCCGGATGCTGATGTGAATGAACTGGAGGTTAGAACCGCATTGGCGCAGGAGTGGGGAGCCGATTTATTTATTTCGGTTCATTGCAATTCATTTTCGGATCCGGAAGCACATGGCACGGAGATATGGACTACCCGGGGGCAAGATGATTCCGACCCGCTGGCCACAGCAATCTTTGAAGAAATTCGAAACAATTTTCCGCAGCTTGCGGCGCGAACCGACATGTCAGACGGTGACGTCGACAAGGAAGCCGGGTTTGCTGTTCTGAAGGGCGGCATGCCGTCGACATTAATTGAATTAGCGTTTATTTCGAATCCGGAAGAAGAGTTGCTGATGAGCAATCCGGCGTATCAAAAATTGTTTGGGTATGCGATCGCTGCCGGGATCCAGAGGTATGCGGCATGAAAAAGACACTATCTTTTTTACTTATTTTCCTGCTGCTTCTCTTACCGCCAGCGCTGGCAAGCCCGCAGCAAGACTTTTTAAACCGGGTGGCTCCGGTGGCGCAAGAGATTGTTCCGCAATACGGGTTATTCCCCAGCGTATTCCTTTCCCAGGCGGCACTGGAGTCTGGTTGGGGTCGGAGCTGGCTCGCAACCAACGTGAACAATTACTTCGGCAGAAAGTGTCTCGCGGATCCATGCGTTGAAGTCTGGACGCCAGAATATCGTGACGGGGTTCGGCGCATCGAGCCGCACATGTTCCAGGTATACTTGACGCTACCGGAAGCAATTCACGGTTATTGCCGGCAGTTCTTTCGAAAGTGGAAGGACGGAACTTCCGTATATAATTTTGATGCCAGAAGTCCGGAGGCTTTTGCGCGGTCGATCTGGCCGACGTATGCCAGTGATCCCAAGTATGTTGATAAGGTGATCCGGATTATCCGTCAGTATGATCTCACAAAATACGATAGGAGGGAGTGAGTTGAGTGAGAAGGCTAAAACGATTATTTTCGGTATTGCTTTGCTTGTTGTTTGTATCTGGTTCACCCGTATGTTTGGCAGCAACGGTGTCGGCAACGGAGCAAGAGATGCTGAGATTATTGACAATCTCGGAAGAATTGAAGCAAATCAACGAAACCTTACTGATGAACTCAAGCGATTTGCAGAGGAAACACGTCGCAACATTGCAAGAATTGAGCGCAGTCAAGCGGGAGTTGAGCGAGCTGAAGGCTTCACACGAGAAGCGATTGAAATCGGAGCAAGAAGCGATAGCCTTGTCCGAAAGGCAGCAGAACTTAATATCGAAAGCGAACACATTATTCGTGCAATACTCAAGAGAAATGAAAGCAGAGGTCCGTAA